AAAGATGCTTTTGAAGATGCCAATATATTACAGCAACAATATCTACAAGCATTAAAGACATCACTTAGCAATGATGAAACTACACAAGCTATGGAAAATACAAAGGTAGGATAATGCCACACTTATATGATCTCAATCCAAAATTAAAACCGAAGCCCCTGGTAAAAGAAGAAAAACCAAAGTTGGCAAAGAAAGGTAGGCCTAAAAAAGAGGTGAAAGAGTAATGTCAAAACCAACGATGACAAGTCTACAAAGTGAAATTAATAGTCTGAAAACAATCATTGAAGATTTAGGGTCTAGATTAAGAAGGTTGGAAAACGGCTTATATGCTGGGATGGGTTCAATAATTTTACTTTTGATAGGTTTGTTAGTGAGGTGAGGAGATGCTTGAAGCATTGGCATTAGCTAATGGTGCTTATGCAATAATAAAAAAAACAATAGAGAATGGTAAAGAACTTACATCTGCCGGTTCAGCCATAGCTAAATTTGTAGGTGCAGAAGATCAGCTTCAGCAAGACCTTCACAAAAGAAAAAATAGCATGTGGACCAACTTCCTCGGTAGACAAGATAATGACCTGGAAGAGTTCATGGCCTTGGAAGAGATTAGACGTAAGAAAGAAACATTGAGAGAGTTCATGCAATTATATGGCCGAGCTAATTTATATAATGACTATCTTGCTCACTGTGCAGAAGCACGAAAATTAAGAAAAGAATCTGCTATTGCAAGACAGAAAAGATCAGCAAAAATTCAGGATATAATTTTAAAAGTTGTTTTAGGTATTTTAATTACGGCTCTTATGAGTGGTGTCATTACAGTTCTTGTAGTTATTGCGAAGAAAAGAGGTCTGATATGACAGCCTTCATTCTGACATGCATGCTCGGCTCGGTATCTAGTGGGTCTATTTATTTTAAATCTGTGAACGATTGCACATACTACTCCCAGGAATTAAGTGGACAGCAATTGCAAACCGAGAACGGCACTAAAACTTACAAGTGTATTTGCAAGTTAGTTCCAAAGGTCAATCCAAAAAAAGTGAGGGTCTATTAATGAAAAATAAAAAAGAACTTACTAAACGTCAGGAAGATACGATGAAGAAACATTCAAAGCATCATACATCTAAGCATATGAGATTGATGAAATCCAAGATGCTCCAGGGAATGTCATTTGGAGATGCACATAAATTAGCACAGAAAGAAGTCGGAAAATAATGACTGATAAAAAACCATTATCAGATTGGGGCAGTGTAAAGGTAAACGACAATTCCTTTGAGTTGTCTCTGCGAATATTAGGTAATGAGTTCGTGGCAATTAAAATCGGATCAACAAACTTTAGTGGAAAACTTATAGCTGGAGGAATCTTGTTATTATTTTTTACTCTAATTTTGCTTGAAGGTTTTGGTTTAAATGAAGTGTTAAAAGGAGGTTAGAATGTTACAAGCTCTCATAGGACCAGTGACATCCCTGGTTGGAAAATTTATAGAAGATAAAGATCAGAAAAATAAATTGGCCCATGACCTAGCCACCCTTGCCAGCCGACATGCCCAGGAGCTTGCAAAGTCTCAGATAGAAACTAACAAGGAACAAGCGAAACATCCTAGTCTTTTTGTAGCCGGTGCAAGGCCAGCTATCATGTGGATATGTGCTTTAGGTTTATTCACACAATTTTTTTTATTACCAATTTCAGAATGGGCTACAGCAATATGGATGCCTGGTGTTGATCTGCCAAAATTAAACACCGAAGGACTTATGGGTTTAACTGTTTCATTATTAGGATTGGGTGGAATGAGGAGTTTTGAAAAATCAAAAGGTGTATCTAGGGAGAACATGAAAAAATGAAGAAGCCCTACCCTAAAGAAAAGTTCAAACGAAAGTTTGCCAAAGTTCCTAAGACTAAGAAAGGTGTTCCGGTTAAGTATGTAGCTGGTGCAAAGAACCCTTCAGCAAGAGAAGCTGAGATCAAGAGGACTGCCAAGTTATATAGAGAAGGTAAACTTACACCAGCCATGATGGATAGAATTAGCAAGCAAAGGAGTAAAGGATGAAGTATTCAAGTATCCCTGGAGCATCAAGGTACAGCAAATCAATATTAGATAAAGTCTACAAGAGAGGAATGGGAGCATACTATTCTTCAGGTAGTAGGCCCAAGGTGTCATCTCACGCTTGGGCTATGGGAAGAGTTCGATCTTTTGTCACTGGCAAAGGTGGAGCAAGGAAGGCAGATAAAGATTTAACATAGAGAAAGGATAAGATCATGCCAGGAAGTTATGGAAGTTACTCAAACAAACAAAAGAAAATTGCAAAGATGTCAGGCAATAAAAAGAAGATGGAAGCATCTGATTTTAAAAAGCTTAGAATGTTTAGCAAAAAGAAAAAGAAAACAGCTACTGCCTAATGGATATCGAAAAGCTTAGAGACCAACTCAGGATCGATGAGGGCTGTGTCAATTCTGTGTACCTCGATCATTTAAATATACCCTCGTGTGCCATAGGGCATATGATTACTGAATGGGATGAAGAGTATGGCAAGCCGGTTGGCACAACTATATCTGATAATCGTGTAAATGAATTGTTTGATAAGGATGTTCAGGTAACTATCGATGAGTGCAAAATTTTATTTGATGATTTTGATGAGTTGCCTGAAGAAGCCCAACAAATAATTGGCAACCTCATGTTTAATATGGGCAGACCTCGTTTATCCAAATTTTTTAAGTTTCGAGAAGCTGTTAGAAATCGTGATTGGATGAAGGCTAGTCAGGAGATGAAGCAATCTCGCTGGTACAATCAGGTAACAGCGAGAGCCGAGAGATTAATTGATAGGATGAAGGCCATCCAGGTCTAGAGCTATTGCTCTTTTACGACCAGGTAGTTTTTTAATCCATCCTCTTTCTTGCATACCTTTAAGATGAAATTGTATTGTTGATATTGCAACGATATTAAAGTGTTCAGCTATTTCCCATTGCATAGGCATCTCACCTTTTTCTTGATAGTAGTCTTTCATGAAATGAAAAATTTGATTTTGTTTTTTAGTCATTGGTATCTTGGTCTGCGACATAGTACTTCTCCATTTCCATTTCTATTTCTGATTGTTCTAAAGAATTAAGCTTGGCAATCTCATCCATATTTTTCTGTCTGAGATCGTTGAACAAAATATTTTTTTTGTCCTGGCTGTTATTGCTTTTCTCGATTTGAGATAATGTATCTACAAACTTCATGATGAAATCACTGGCATTGGCATAAACAATAGGTTCATGTGGGCCAATAAAATGCATTATGTATTTAACGTCAGTCTTAGCCTTCTCTATAGACTTAACCTTGTTTTTGATATCATCAATCACATCAGTATTCTTACTGCTATCAGTGACGTTCTTAGGCTCTTTTTTTTCAGGATAATCTTGAGCTTCCTCGGCAGTGATCAATCCTTTAATGGCATCCGGAAAAGCATCCCTAACAGCAAAGCCCCTGGCCCTGAGTTGTAACATTCTTTTAGGATAGTTTTTCCAAGGACCAGGTTTGTTAGTCAAGCCGGCTCGCTGTGCATCCTTAAATGAAAATTCAGAAGTTGTTTCCTCTACCTCACCATGCACATTTCTTTTAACCTGGCAGACAGCCTTATCTTCTTCTTCAATATATGTTTCAGTGATACCTCTAAAATCAGGATGAGCTTTGCAGACAGCTATCAATGCATCTCCCCATAGTGAAGGTCTGCCATTTATAACAGCAATGTTCTGAAGAGCTTGCATAGGAGCTAGACCGATCTCATAGCCCCACTGAATAGCCACCAGGATATTATTAGGTTTACCCTGGAAGTCTTTTGGTATGTGTGATGATGTTGCTATGAACTTTGAGAACTCCATAGCTTCAGTCATGTTGGTTGGATTTAAAGTTGGTAACGACATTTAGTTCTCCTTCTTTTCTATTTTAAATCTTCTGTAATATGAAGCTTCTTTGGCCGGCACGATCTTCTCAGGTTGTGCTTTTCTTTTGACGATAGGATGAAGTATTTTGTACTCCCCTATCTCAGCCATTTCAGCATCGTTTTGTTCCATAACAAGTTCTAATGCTTCCTGGCATTCTTGCCTGGTGGTAGTCCATTCCCTTACTTCAGCATCAGCCTTGGCCCAATCCATTGCTATACGAATGACTTCATTCTTAGTTTTTAAATGGTCCAGGTTTATGGTGTATGGTTTGCCATTATCTAATGGTGGGTAAGGCTCATCCAGGTCTACTTTCTGCCAAAACTCAGTAACCTTTTCCATAATGATATTATGAAGTTCTTGATCAGCTTTGTATGGCACTAGGTGTAGACGTTGTGATTTACCAAAGATTGCAATGATGCCCCACTTCAACCCACTGCAAAGTAATTGTGTCTGAAGCTGTATTACCTGGTCATGCCTGGGAAAGTCATCAGTGTTTGTTGTCTTTATTTCTAATGCACCCATACCAGTTAAAATCATATGGCCTTTAGTCTGAGGGTCTTGCATTGTGATCTCACCATCTATCTGCACGATAGCATCAAGAGAAGCACATAAACCCAGGTCAGGTAATCTATGACCATCAGTTACTTCATGTAACCTTACATCAACAACACCCTCACCTATCTTAGCAAGCTTATCTAATGACCAATCAATTAGTACTGGTTCAAAACGATCACCTCGTTCTTTTGCTTCTGAGTTGAAATCTGATTCAATAAAGGGTATACCTTGTTTTGCATATAAAGTTTTTTGTCTTTCTCTTTCATTGGTAGAAAATTTAGTCTGACCTAAAACTATAGCTGGAACTCTTGATGCTCCTAATTCTTTTGCATCGTCTGAATATTTAGCCATTTATCACTCCATAATTAAGAGCAAAACAAGCATTATCAATTAGACATACTACATGTAGTAGGTAATAGATGTAGACCATTGCAAAAATAGATGCTAGGATATAACCAACCACCCTCAATGCTTTTACAAAAGCTAGAGGGCTGTGCCAAAATGTAGAGAAACTAAGCCATACATCATATATATTATGCGACAAACTGTTATTATTATAACGGCCCTTGTCGCTAAGTGATTGTTTACTAACCATATTTAAACTCCTTCTCATTAATGGTTTTTCTGTACTACCTCTAGAAGTATGTGTCAAAACACCCCCTATATATAGTAATTCGATTTTTAATGGTTTGTTTTTGTTAGAAATATTATTCATTATCTAAGCCCATGTATGCCGTATAAAGACATGAAGTATGATCTAGATTTTATACTAAAGTTTGTCCTGGTAATAGCTTCTTGTGCATCAACACATCTTTGAAATACTGATCTCGATGTATCACGCTGAATAGTCTGCAATTGCCTGGATAAATCCTTTAACTCCTGGGATGCTGATTGAATACTCTTTCTATCAATTATAGGTATAGTCATGCGAACAGCCGTCTTAGCTCCCTTATAATGCATATAATGTTCATGATTAAGGACAGCCTTGGCCACTTGTTCTTTTTGTGGACCAGTTAATGTTGGAAACAAGTCACCAATATTGTGACCATTTATATTTCTCTTACCGATCTTTTTGATTCTTGTTTCTAATATTTTACCAAACTTCTGTTTCATGATTGCACCTCGGATTTAACGATATCAATTTGATAGCTATCATCAATGCCTTGTGGGTTGGCACTACCATCAGTGTCCACTGCCAAGTTGGTTTGCATCAATTGCTCAAAGTTATCTAATGCATTAAAAGCTGTACCAATAGTTGACCTGGTAATATCTTTTCTCCACATAGCATAGTCAATATACTTGTCTGTAAGCTCCGGTGTTGCTCGGCATTTAACAGAATTACTTGTCCTTTTTACTTGCACCCAGCCTTCAGCTTCGCACTCATTTATGATGGTTGAAATTGACTGTCTATTAGAATGCATATCATCAACAAGCTCAGTTATAGTGTACCACCTATTGGCATAGACAGCGTATGTCATCCATCTAGCAAAAGCATTCCTAAGTGGAGTTGAATTAAAATATCTTTGTACTTTATTATCCATCCTGGTTTGTCTTGCTTTGTGTGTTTGCATTTCTATTTCCAAGGTCTTCATGACGTATTGATTTTCAAGAAACTGGTGTATTTCTTTTGCTGAGTTATCAATAACTTTAGATTTAATTTTAACCATTAATTCTGCTCCAATCTTTTAACGACATTGCGAACTGTAGATGCATACCAATCACCACCTCTTGCCGTAGTTACACCCATTTGATTTAATTGTATGGCAATCTCTCTATAGCTATCACCACATTGTAGAAGCTTCATGATTGTAGGACCTACGATCTTAGCAAAGCCGTCACTCTCAGCCTTCACCACTTCACCAGCCCTGGCTCTTGCCTTATCCATATGATCATGGATGCCAAGCTTAGTGATAGTACGGCCTGACCTGGTAAGATACTCGCCCTTCTCCCTGAGTTCTTGTTTGATTTTACTGAGACCTGACTTAGTTCTTTCAGCTATCCTACGTCTTTCCATAGCACCAAAGTACGCTTTCATAGAAAACCTTTCCCAGCTTTCGGATATCTCAGGCTCATTGCAGACAACAAATTTTATCTTGCCCTTCTCCAGCTTCTCTTCAAAGAAATCTAATGTGTCTTGCATCCTACGACTGAATCTCTCCAGGTCAGCTACAATGATAGTAGCCTTGTTAACCTTGGCAGTCTCAATACATTTAGATAGCTCCGGTCTTTTAGAAGGTGAAATTTTACCTGAGACACCCTCTTCCTTAAACCACATAACCTGGTGA